AGGAATCAGAAAAGGCACACTACGTTCCTTTAGTATCGGTGGACAGGCGATATCAAAGAGAGAAAGGAAATCGGAGGAATACGGGGAATACAACGAGATTGACAACTTAGAGTTGCATGAAGTTACTATATGTGAAAAAGGAATAAACCCTGAAGCGAAATTCGACATTTTGAAAGCGAAAGGAGGTAAAAAAATGACGGAAAAATTAGAGAAAGCGTTGGAAGAACTTAACGGCTTGCTAACACAAGTCCGAGAAGTGACTGGCACAGACTCGATAACTAAGGAAGAAGAAGACATGAAGATGTACGAAAAAGAAGATGAAACGATGAAAGAAGAAGAAGAGGTAGAGACTATGGAAGTAGAGTCTGCTGATATGATGGAAGAGAAGGCTCTTGATGAGGATTCAACAAGAGACTACGAAGCAGGAGAAGAAGTAGTAAGTGGCGGTAAGCCAAAGGCTGCACCTGCTGCACTTTCTGTATCAAAAGGTCTAGAAGGAACTGACTTTACTACCCTTGACCTAAGTGCTGAGAATGTTGAGAAAGCATACGAAGCATACAAAGCAGAGCAACTAGAGGCAATGGCTTACGATAATCTATCGAAGCAATTCGCTGAGAGATTCGCTGCTGAACTTGAGGTTAAGAAAGCAGCCGCAGAGAGAGCAGACTACGATGCTTCCGCAGAAGTAGCCGCACTCAAAGAAGAGTTTGCAGAACTACGCAAATCTCTTACCGCAAAAGACGATGAGATTAGGAAAGCAACAGAAGTGGCTTTCTCTCTACCCGAAGGATTCCCAACCACTGCTGACGCATTGGCTGAGATGTCATGGGGAGACATACACAACCTCGCAAGGAAGGTGAACTAAAATGAGTGGATATATTAACACAGTAAAAGACTTAGAAGCAGCCACCTACGGATACGCTGGCGCACAGGGCAACGCTCTGTTGAAGGCTGCTGGTGTTGTCGGTGGTTTCGGAACGCCCCACGATGCAGCAAGCAACCCGTTTTCTGCTGCTAGTGGATTAGGAGACCTATACAACGTTCTTTACGGACAGAAAGTATGGTCAATGCTAAACCAAGAGGTTAACCCTCTTGCTATGCTGGCAAAGAGGCCATACACATCTAGTGGATGGAGAGTCCTCAAGAACAGAGCGCAAGGTGGTTCAGGTTCTGCATTCGGTATCGGAACTGGTTCAGAAGGTTCAGACACACCAAGAGCAGACAAGATTGGTGGTGTTGGTGAGAACGCAACACTAGGAACTGGAAACGATATTCCAGCAATCGCTCCTCAGTATGAGAAACTATACATCAGCCCAAAGACTGTTGCTCACTTGTTTGAGTTCTCAGAACTTGGTATGGAACTTGCTGCAATTGATGATGGTGTCGGTGACATCAGAGCAATTGTTCGTGAGGACATGGGTAAACTACACGCAGAGACACAGAGCAAGATGCTAGTAATGCCTCTTGAGAGATACGATGATGGAACAGCAACAAACATCGAGAGAAACTACACTTCTCTAATGAAGATTGTTTCCTCTGCTGGTGAAATCGCTGCTATGTATAACGCAAACCTATTGGACACTGGTGCTAACAACGGAGACAACTCCGCAGTAGTCGCTGATGTTGTAAGACTATTCGGTACTTCCCGAACTGTTTCCATTAGCAGTAACGCTGCAACTGGTTCTGCTTCCTTCTTGGATGCAGAGGTTGACTTCGGTGACGGCTACGCTGCTGGTGATGCTAGAGTTCTAACACTAACCATGCTTAACGACATGATTAGAAGAATCAGGCAGAACGGTGGAAACCCGAAGGTTATCCTAACTGGATACGATACTGTTCAGCACCTTGCTGACCTACTACAAAGCCAAGAGCGATTCATGGACAGGAAGGAGATTGTTCCTTCCCACAATGGAGTTCGTGGTGTAAAAGGCGCAGAAGTTGGATTCAGAGTTGCAACATACTATGACATCCCAATCATCCCAACAAAGGACATGCCTTCTACTGGTAGCAACACGACCAACGAGTTGAGTGACATACTCATCCTAGACACAGACCATCTGTGGCTATCTGTGATGAAGCCTACTCAATACTTCGAGGATGGTATCACTAGTGGAAACCCATTCGGTGTTGGCAAACTTGGAAACCAAGGAATGTACCGAACTATGGCTGAGACCGGATGTTCGTTCTTCAAGGGTCAAGGAAAGATAACCAACATCAAGAGTGCTTGAGGTGATTAGGGGTGACACACGCAGTTACTCTAGTCGCTGACCATAAGGGCGTAACTGCCCCAAAGGTCTCAGGTGATGAGTATGTAGTTGATGCTATTGTTAACATCACTGCATATGTGCAAGGTGGAATCACCTTGACTGCTGCTTCATTGGGTCTGTCTTCCCTACACTGTGTCCTTGTGACTGGTGTAGAGGAGATTGGACACAGTGCTAGAGCCGTAATCAGCACAGCAGGAGCATACGAGTCAGGAACAAGTGCCAAACTTATCCTGTCTACTGGCTCTGCACAACAGTCCGGTACAGGAGATGAAGGCATGGTTAGAGTCCGTGTCTATGGTAATCTCTGAAATAACAAGGATTAAGTGATAACGTAAAGTAGTGGCCTCTGCCCCTAAGTTGGGGCAGGGGTTACTACCACAATAAAAAGGTGAACAAAATGGCGAAAGTAAAGTTAGCAAAACACAGAGCAACTGGCCCTCTTCAACTACGAAGAGGTGGTCAGACATACGCATTAACAGCGCAAGAGGAAACTGCTGTTCCATTAGGAGTTGCAGTTGGTATGCTAGGAGATTCAGGACTTCTAGTAGAATTAGATGCTTCTGATTCCTCAGACATCCTGACATTGAATGAATACTTACTCAACATACTCAAGAAAGAGTTTGACCTAGAGGGAGATGCAAAAGCAGTTAGGGCTGCTTTGTTCCCTTCGGCAAAGAAGTCATTCATTCCTAACCTAATCAAAGAGACTCCCGTAGAGGAGACTCCCGTAGAAGAACCAGCAGTAGAGGAAGAACCTGAAGAACCTGAAGAGGTTGTAGAGGAAACTGTTGACTATTCACAATACACAGTGAAAGAACTCAAGGAGATGCTTGAGGAAAGAGGACTATCAACTGATGGAAAGAAAGCAGACTTGGTAGAGAGGATGTCGGGGGCTGAATAATGGCATCCCCAACATGCAACTCCACAGGCGTACTTTCTACTAGCACAGTAGCAGTAAAGCATCATGCTAAGATAATGAGCGTTCATGCCACATCAACGGCAAACGCTGTAATGACTGTCAAGATTTGGGACAGTGACAATTCCACAACAACAGGCAAAAAGGAGGTTGCCCGACTAGTTCTACATGCAGGAGGGACTGCTCAAACAATTGAGCAAGACCTGCATGGTGTTCTTGTAGCCAACGGAATCTATGTTCAGATTACAGGCACAGGAACTTGTTCTGTCAACTTCGCTTGAGGTGGTTATATGCCAAGTATTGACACTGATACAAGATTAATCATGACTGTTCTTTTCGTAGGAGCAGTAAGTGGTGTAAATGTATACTTCTTTTCACAATATGGTGCTACCTTTGTAGGGGCTTACGGTCCTTATCCTGTGGCTATGATATTTGGTGTGCTTACCGTTGGTGGCATTGTGATATTGAAGGCATTGTTTGACCTATTCGTGAATGACTACATAGAGGACTTCCTCTTACAACGACAAATCAATGGTTATTGGAATAGGAAAGCAAGGGATGAAGAGAACCGAAAGAGAGTACGAGAGTCATTCATTGGTTTCCAACAACAATTCGGTACAACAGGGCAAATGGTCTATGGAGACAACACAATGCCAATAATGCAGAATGTTGTTCCACAACAAGAAGTTCAATCTGTTAGCCCTACGTTCTTAACAGGGTTTAACGAGTGAGGAACATGGTAAGTGAAATCTTATTCGGAATGGATGAGTCTACTCTTGCCTATGACCTACAAAGAGCGCACTCTGCTGATGTGTGGTTTCTACGAGCAAGATTTTGGCTTTGGGGAACAATCTCATCCATTGCTTGTTTCTTCTTAGGACATGCAGTTGCAGTGTTTGGATTCAATCTATTCTCAGGAGGATGGCATCTACTATCCTCTCTATGGGGCGGTCATTAACTTCTCAACAATTTTAATGCTCTCCGACATCCGACTCACTGGTGAGGTGATGGTATGTCGGTGATGGCAGGTTTTGCTATACTTATGGTAGAAGCAATGAACAAGTTGTATAATCGCCTTCACGCTATCAACTTCGGCATATATGGAGCAAGCAAAGCAGGTAAGACAACTCTACATCGACAATTGATGACTAGAGGGGAAGTTCCTGATATTCAGAAAAGAACTGTTGGTAGACACAGGGCTACTCGTAAGTTTGTGAAATTAGATGGTGATGCACATACTGTAAGAACTGCTGATATCGGAGGTCAAACAGTCTATTGGGAAGAATGGGTCAGAGACATGAGAGGAAGACATGTCAAATACATCATATTCCTATTTGATGATAGACATCTAGACAAGCACTATGACATTGAACAACAACTATCTTGGACTTTCCTTGTTGATACCATCTGTAATCCATATTGGACTATTGGTGGTAGAAAGAAGAAGAAACAAGACCATGATTACCCATTGGCTGTTGGCCTTTGGGCAAACAAGTATGACTTATGGAAAGACAAGTATCCTCACAACGGTAAAATAGAAGACCATCCCATATTTGCCTCATTCAAACCCGGCTTGCAGAAGTTGAATGAGACAGGAATACCATGTCACAAATACATTGTAAGTGCCAAGTCTGATTCCGAAATGGTTTACCGTGGAGTATTAACAATGATAAAAGACTACTGATGCGTCAGATTAGTCAGGTCTGACCGTAGGGTAGACTGAATTGATAGGAGAAAAGAAAATGTCAATGCAATATAATCCTCCTAGTTTGATAGGAGCAACTAACGCAACAGTGAATGCAGGAACTAACCCATTTATGGATAGACTAACTGCTGCAAGAGCAGCAGGACCAATAATGGCTTACGAATATAAGTCGTTAAAACCAAAGAAACAATTGAAAGAAATCATCAAGGTTTTGAAACCTGAGAAGAAGACTTTCCTCAAAGTACCTTATTCTTTCAAATACAATTTCAAAGATAGATGTGTAATATGTGGAACACAGAAGTTTTGGACAGCAGATGATAATAGAAGACCTCCACTTCCACTGCATAAGGTTCGCAAGGGATACCCAATGAGAGGAACATACTGTGAGAAACACGCAGCGATACACATGCAGTATGAAATGCTAGAGCAACAAATACTAGCGGAAGAACACGGTCTTTCTTTCAGTGCCTACATTCCATCGGCTAAGAGTCTAAATCCAGTTAACTTAGTTAAGTCAGGCCCAATCACTCAATTGAAACAAGAGGATATCAATTCCTTGACATCTCTAGGATGGTCAATACAACCTCCTGTCAATGCTAACTCATCCAAAGAAGAAAGACTCTATGCTTTGATGATAGAGAACGCTGCTATGTCTGCTAGAATTAAATCTTTATTGACCGAAGGCGTTAAGATTGAAACACCGGAAGGTGAGAACTAATGGGTGTATTCGGAACGAGCAACTCTGCCTTGTCTTCACAGATAAACACGATGGGGCAAGCCAACTTTAAGATGACAAATAACTTGCTAACTTTGCAGGAAAACCATGTTGAGGAATTCTTTCAATATCATGGAGAACAATTCCTAAGTGCATTTGAAAAGATGATGGAAGATGTGATGGCTAGAGTTGTCAGTCAGATGCTAGTCAAAATGAAATTCGTATCTAACACCAATGGAGATTTGGAGATACATCCTGACTCTCTAAGTGAGTTCACAAGTATCACACAAGAAAATATTGATTTGGATATTGTCAACCTTCTTGCTAGTGCTGTTAACTCAGAAGTTATCATGCAGAGAAGAATGGCAAAGCAACAATATCTAGAGTCACAAGGTTTTGCTTCTCCTGCACAAGATATGCCACAGCAACAGATGGGCGGTATGCCTCAAGGTGGCAACCCTCAAGGTATGAATCCTGCAAACATACAAGGCGCACCTGCTATGGGTGGGATGAACCAACAGATGATGCAACAACAGATGGCCTTCAACAATGGTTCAGGTTATCCTATTCCACCGTCAGGTTATGACCAATTTAACAATCCATATTGGATAGACCCTGCTACTGGTCAACCATCATACACCCCACCAACTAGTGGTCTTGGATTGGCTGGTGCTTTGAGTAAAGGGGTTGCTTGGGCAAAGTGGTTGGCATAGGCGGGATTTAATGTATGACTTTGACTATCGGCAAGAAAAACGATGATAGGTTAAAGTTAGAATTCAATTTAGATAAACAACAGGTTGAGAGTGCATCTCTCACTGTTAACAATGATGCTGGAATCATACTCAAAATACTTGTTTTGAAAATATTCCAAAGGCACATGAAAAACAAGGGAGCATTCACTAGAGAGAATGTAAAAAGAAACTTTAGAATTCTAATGTCTCTAGATGAAGAGGACTTTCAAACTAAAGAAGACTTTGACGAATATGAAGATTATATGAAAATCTTAATTGACAAAGTAAGGCAAATGCCTGTTGTTGAAACAATCAAAGACTTAGAAGGCCACCTCAAAGGTAAGAAGTCCACGACAGAGAAAGTAAAAGATGAGGAAGGTAAAACAGTAGAGGTAGAAGTAGAAGGCTCTATATTGTTTGAGATATTTGGTGCAGAAAAAGAAAATAGCATACTTAGCAACCTAAGAGAAAAGAATGTAACTATTGAACAACTACAACTTCCTGCTTATCTAGGTCAGACATACGAAGGAGTAGGTTCTAAACCTTCTAAACTAATGAACGCACTAGACAAAAATAAGAGTATTTTTGATGAAGATAAGATTGACTCATTTATGTTAGAACCGGAAACAACTGACACTAGTGTTACCTATACATGGGATTTGAAAGCATATCAAATGAAGTTGTTAGAGGAAGATGGTTTCTTAGAACAAGGCAAAAGCATAGAGGATGTCGGCGCACACATACGACTCATACCAATGAAAGAAAAGGAACAAGATAAGTTGAATGTTCAATTGGGTAATAGGATTCTGTTCAATAGTAGAGAGTTTGTCATTGATACTGAAATTACAATGGGCAAGGAAGGTAAAGAGGAACTGAAAGGGTTTACCATATACAAAGACGGACAGAAACAAAAAACATTCGGGCTTTCTCCTTCTGATAGAAATGCTGCAATAAAATACATCAAAGGAGAAATAACACTCAAGAGAAATGATGAGGTTTTAGATAGGCTGACTAAGTATATTCTAGAGAACTCTTCTTTCATGAGAGCGAGGAGAACTAAAGATAGAGATGCAGCAACGAGAGCAAACGAACCTAGTTTATCAGAATTAACTAGAACGTATTTAGATTTAGATACGGGAAAGATGTCTTTGGAGATTGCCATTAAACCTACTACTTTGAGACTACTTGAGGAACAAGAAAAGACAAAGAGAGACAAGATAGATATTTTGGACTACACTATCATATTTGACAAGGAAGCAGAGTTGAGATTAGCAGAAGAAGGTGCTTTCATAGTGGCAGATAGAGACAAATTAAAGAGTATATCTGAAATAGTCAAGGGTATTAAGACATTCATGGCTAAGAGCCGAAGATTCAGGAGTTGATTAATTGTCGAAACTATCCTCCCCAAGTGATTTTACTAACATTAACCCAAATTATACGTTAGGTAGAGGATTCTATACAACACATACGGATGTCTCTCAGTTGTTGCAGATAGCAGCGTTTAGTTCCTCAACCACTCCTTCTATTGCAGAAGTAGGTTCTCTAATCAAAAGAGCAGAGGAAAGAGTTGATGACATTGTTGGACACTCATATCGACCTGTTATCTACCATCATGAGTTTCATGGCTTTGAGGCATTTAGAATGGGCGCATACCCTGTAAATAGATACAAGGACTATGTTGGTTTTGTGCAACTCGAAAGACCTGATGTTCAGAAGATTGTAAGATTGGAAGTATGGCAAGGAACTGAGTATGTGGACTTGGCTTCTGCTACTGCTAAGATAAAAGTTCCAAGCACACCTGAAAGTGGTTCTTGGACTGTATCATTAGGAGTTGGAGCATACACATTCAACATAGTAAAGGGAACTGACTTCTTCGATAACTATGGACCTAAGACTACTGCTAGTCAATTAGCAGATGCAATCAATGAAGTCTTCCCACACAAGACTGCTAAGTTCACGAATGAAACTGCTGCTAAGTCTGTTACTGCCGTTGGTGATACGACAGTGAATGTTTCTGATTTCTTCTATGCTACAACAGATAGTGAAGCAGGAGACACAGTTGTTATCTCTTCTTTATTGATGGGTGATGATGGTTCTGCTTGCACTGTTTCTTCTACCGTAGGAACAGTAACACAATTCACTGACCACCAAGACCAAAGAAGGCTTGGTGATTATTGGATGATAGGTAAGGATGGTAAGATATTCTTCTTGAAGAACTATCCATATCTACATTCTCACTCAGTTCGTGTAACTTATGTCAGTGGAGAGAAGAGAGTCCCTGCCACCATACATGACGCTACGACTAAATTAGTAGCAGCAGAAGTTATTCGACATGATGACAATTCGATATTGATTGCTGAGACTGGTTCTAATATAGACTTGAAAACCAAGCATGATATCCTACTAGAAGAGGCAAACAAGATATTGAATGGAAAGAAGGACATCATACATTTTATTGCGTGATAGTATGAGTGCAGAAAAGAAATATCTTGAGATTCTTAAGAAGGAACAAGAGAGGAATGAACTTCTGAAAGAGTTAGAGGACATCGTAGGATTCGATGTTAGTTTTTCTGATGAAATGGTCATGCAGAATGCAAGAGATGCGTTTGCTAAGGCGTATGATAAGGAATTGAAGGAGAAGTTGAGAATATGGATGAAGTGACATTGATTATCCGACTTCTACAAGATAATTGGTCTTCATCTGCTGCGGCCTTAGTTACTGCTGGTGAAATCACCTCTTCACACAACGCCACACCTAAGTTCATTGACATACGCTCCATAGAACCCAATGAAGGAAGAAGAGTAGATGTTGATTCTCAATCAGTGATAATTGTCTTTGAAGATAGTTCAGCAACTTCATACCCAACAATAGACAATGCAGCGAGAAACGAAAACTTTTCTTTTACTCTACATCTCCGTGTTCTACATCGTAGAGACATGACTAGTAACACGTTTTCGAGAGATAGATTAGAGGCATTATACAAGATTGTAAGATATATCCTTGAGAACAATTCTTTTAGGCCAACTGTCTATGCAACACCTGCC